AAATAGCCAACTCTTTGGCGAAGCCCCGTCTGAGCTGGAGCCATGACAAAGGTTTGCATAACTGTCAAAGCTTTACCTGGTTGATATGGAAAACATTTCTTAGATTCTCTATAAACCTTATCTCCTGAAGCTGTGCCTACGCTGAGAAGATCTGTAGATTCATTTAAAGCATATGCTACTGATGCACCGCCTGTTACGATATCGCTAAACTCATCTCCTGACGCATATCTATGTTGGTTGTCAAAGAGTGTGTATGGATTAGAAACTTTAGTTCTACCAAATGCATCAAAACCAAATGAGGCGGGGGTAGAAGGAGAATACTGAGGTATTCCCGAAGTAGCATTAATATATGTTGCCATTAGTTCTCCAATACCAATATCGAAAGTTCCGCCGAAGAATCTGTTATGCCATATAGTTCGTCATATGGCCCAAGCGTTATGCTTAAAGTTTGTTCTGGTAAAAGTCTGAATCCATAATTACTTGTAGTAACTCCAGTAGCTCCAAGATATACGTTATTAAAAGATATATTTTTTATAATAATAGATGACTCAGAACGCAACTGATTCCAATTTGTCATATGGGTTTGCGTAGGTCCTATTGTTAATATATTGTGCTTTACTGGCATTCTCTTATTATACCGCTAAAAAAGGACAAAACCCAATCAGAGGCGGATCCGATTGGGTCTTGCTACGCCGAAGCGTAAGCACGGGGAGCAAAAGTTGGTGGGATGCTACAACCCGTACAATACTAAGTATCACACAATGTTTTTTTTAAGTCAACTGTTTTCTTGAGAATTATCTGGGGTATATGAAGGGGATGGTCCTAATAGATATCCTTGGTCATGATATGCAACCATTTTTGCCGTATCTTCTGGGCCAACAAGTTTATTTGAAATTAATGTTAAAAGGTCATATATTCTATGCAGCATAATATAATTAACCATCTCTAGGTTATCTTCTAGATTTTCTGATTTTTGTTCTTCAGTCATTTGGTCTTCCTAGATCTTCCCAAAATTTTTCTCTACCCATGGCGTCTGTTTCTTTAATTTCCCCGCCGTCGGTTTTAATTGGGTCAGTTAGATCTTTCAATTTGTTCTCTGAGTTGTTCATAAAACTTTAAACCAATCTCTTTTTTATATTGACATGATAAGCAATATAGATATATTTTATCATCTAAATCTTGATTAGGCATTAGAAGGCCCTGATCCAGAGGACAATTAAGTTCTGGAACAAGGCCTTCTTCTGCTAAGGCTAAATATTTAGATACTGTCTGTATCTTCAATTTATCTCCTAATTAGGGAATTTTTCTAACCACACTTTTGTGGCTGGAGTTAAACCCTTCCAAGATGACCAGTCTGCGCCGCCCTGTGTCATATGATACGTTATCTCTGCGTTAATTACTGGATCAAATAACGTGTAGTTACTATCCAGGTCGAATTTTTCTTTACGATCTACACCAAGGTTTCCCAGCATATTGATCTGAAAAATTCCGTAGGAACTGTCTCCAGTATTCCTGTTTCCGTTATACGCTAATGGGCGTCCGTTAGACTCCTTCTTAGCTACGGCCCAAGCCATTCTAAGGCCTTTGCCCTCAAAGCCTACGGCCTTGAGAAGCTGTACCAATTCTTTGTCTGTTAAAGACTCAGATGCTTTGTATACAGTATTGCTGAATTTTTCCAGCGTTTCTTTTTTCAGTTGTGCTTCTGTTTTTGTATCTTCAGATTTAACAATTGCTTGTTCAACCAGAAGAGCTTTTGCGGCTGGTAATGTTTCAGGCTGGACACCAAATAGAAATAATGTTATCATTCCTATAGCGGTCCAGTTATGAGCAACATCACTCAATCGCTGTTTTATATTCTCCATTGGCATTTCCTCCTTTGAAGAGATAACGAACTTATATAATAGCATTGTCAGTAAATTACTGTCAAGTCGGTCAACCAGAAAAAAATATGCAAATATCATTCTCAACACCAAGAGTTAACCTAAAAACCTCTAATGGATATGGTTATGCTGGCTATAATATAGTTAAATCTTTGCAAAGTTTAGGCCACGAAGTCCCATTTCAATATCCTAAAGCTCCAGTTCAATTAAACTTTTCTCAGCCTAATCATTTTAAAATGCATCGTAATCAGTATCAAATTAGTTACACTCCTTGGGAATCTACAGTTATACCAGAAGTTTGGAGAATGAATCTATCTTTAGTTGATGAGATATGGACAACATCTGATTGGTGTGCGAATGTATTTCAAGATAATGGATATAAAGATGTTAAAGTATATCCACATGGAATAGAGGATATCTGGAAACCAAAGCGAAGAAAAGATGATGGCGTAATTAAGTTCCTTCATCTTGGAGAACCCGCTCCAAGAAAAGCGGGACAGATGGTGGTTGACGCATTCGGATTTTTATTTGGAAATAATCCAGAATATCAATTAACAATAAAAGCATATAAACAAAATACAACTCGTGTATATAATAACTTTATAGAAAAGAATATTATTGGATTACCTAATGAAGTTTATAATAACGTAAAGATCATTCTTGATGAATATACAGATGAGCAACTAGTTAAGCTTTATCATGATCATGATGTTTTAATTTATCCTAGCTACGGAGAAGGATTTGGCTTTATACCTCTTCAGGCTTTAGCAACAGGCATGCCAGTTATATCTACTTATGATTGGGCACATTATTCAGATTATCTTGGCCCGCTTAAATTAAGATCGGAATTGGTAGATTCAGAATGGACTCATGCCCACCCTGGAAAAGTATTTGAACCAAACTATCAACATCTACTTGAACTTATGAGAGATGTATCTTTTAATTTTAATGCTTATTCTGGATACTATTATGCTCAGTCAACTAAAATACATGAAGAATACAATTGGATTAAGTTGACTAAGAATTCTTTTGATCATATTTTTAAAAAATTCTCATAACCCCTTCCCACGCTAATTAAAGTTTGGTAGAATTGGTATCTCACTAAAAATTTATTAACCGCAAGGCGGAGAAGGAGCTTTATCTAAAAATGTCAAGAACTATTGAAAATCCCTATGAAAACTTTATTGCATTGTCACGCTATGCAAGATGGATCCCTGAAGAAAATCGCAGAGAGACATGGGGTGAAACAGTAGATAGATACTTCGCATTTATTTTAGATCATTTGTTTACAAACTATAACTATGAGCCAAAGTCATCTTTAGTAGAAGAGCTTAAGCAAGCAGTATATGATAGAAACGTAATGCCTTCTATGCGAGCAGTAATGACTGCTGGTGCTGCTCTTGACAGAGACCATGTTGCAGGATATAACTGCTCATTTGTTCCAGTAGATTCTCCTCGTTCATTTGATGAAACAATGTATATCTTGATGTGTGGAACAGGTGTAGGATTCTCTGTAGAGTATAAGTATGTGAACAAACTTCCTGCCGTCCCAGAATCATTTGAGAAATCAACAACTACTATCGTTGTAGAAGATTCAAAGCAGGGTTGGGCAAAGTCTTATCGTGAACTACTTGCAATGCTTTGGGCTGGACAGATTCCAGCAATTGATGTTTCTAAACTTCGACCAGCAGGTGCACGTCTTAAGACAATGGGTGGTCGTTCATCAGGACCACAACCATTGATCAATCTTTTTGATTTTACAATTGCAAAGTTTAAATCTGCAGCAGGTCGTCAGTTGAAACCTATTGAGGCTCACGATATAATGTGTAAGATTGGTGAAATTGTGGTTGTTGGTGGAGTTCGTCGCTCTGCAATGATTTCTCTTTCTAATATTAATGATATTGAAATGGCGGCAGCAAAGTCTGGAAACTGGTGGGAGAATAATTCACAACGAGCCCTATCAAATAATTCAGTAGCATATTCTCGTAAGCCAGAAATGGAACAGTTTATTGCGGAATGGAAAAACCTGTATGACTCAAAATCAGGTGAGCGTGGCATATACAATGTTGCAGCAGCTCAAAAACAAGCAGCAAAATGGGGACGTAGAGATCCAGAAGTCCACTATGGAACTAACCCATGCTCAGAAATTATCCTACGACCTTATCAGTTTTGTAATCTATCCGAAGTTGTAATTCGTGAAAATGATACCGCTAAGACGGTGGCAGAAAAGGTACGCCTAGCCACTATTCTTGGCACTTGGCAGTCTACCCTTACAGACTTTAAGTATCTTCGTAAAATCTGGAAAGATAATACAGAAGAAGAACGCCTACTTGGAGTATCCCTAACTGGACAATTTGGGAATAAGTTCTTTTCTGGAAAACAAGATTTAAAGAAACTTGAGCAAACCCTTGAAGATTTAAGGTCTTACGCAAGAGAGATAAATGCTGAAATGGCAGAAGCTCTTAATATTCCAGCCTCCGCTGCAATTACATGTGTTAAGCCTTCTGGAACAGTATCTCAATTGGTAGGAGTATCTTCAGGAATGCATGCATGGCATTCACAGTATTATATTCGCACAGTTCGTGGGGATAAAAAAGATCCTCTATCAACATTCTTAAAAGAAGTTGGCATTCCAGTAGAAGATGATTTTATGAAGCCAAACGACACTTATGTATTTTCATTTCCAGTAAAGGCTCCAGAAGGAGCAATTCTTCGTAATGATCTTACTGCTATTGAGCACCTAAACACATGGCTTGTCTATCAACGTGCATGGTGTGAGCATAAGCCATCTATTACGGTATCTGTAAAAGAAGATGAATGGATGGAAGTAGGTGCTTGGGTATATAAGCATTTTGATGAGGTTTCAGGTATTTCGTTCCTGCCACATTCAGACCACTCATATAAGCAGGCTCCTTACCAAGAAGTAACTGAGTCGGAATATTTAGAACTCCTCGCTAAAATGCCGTCTTCAATTCGTTGGGAAGATTTATCTTTTTACGAGACAGAAGATGGAACTAGCGGAACACAAACTTTAGCCTGTACTTCAGACGGAAATTGTGAGATTGTAGACATTTCGGCATAATAGGCGTATAATAAGAATTGGGGTAACTCCCAAAATTCCTGGGCATGGTGCTCAGAAATAGGAGGTCTTTATGAAAGAAGACTTTAATAATGATGGAAAGGTAACAATGCAGGAGAAACTTCTAGCAGCGTTAGCAAGCTATGGCCGCCATTTTCTTGGAGCCGCCATCGCTCTATACATGACTGGTAACACAGATCCAGGAGATTTGGTTAAGGGTGGAATTGCGGCAGTATTGCCAGTTATTCTAAAAGCACTTAACACAAATGAGCCAGCTTTTGGCTTCACAAAAAAGTAAAAATTAAATAACAACTGAATACAGATTAGGACGGCTCCTATGCTAAAATGAGCATAGGAGTTTTCCTATTTTAGGAGATTTTAGCAAATGGCAGGACAAAAAAATTGGGAAGTGGATCAAAACACTACCTTCAGTTTCATCGTTGAATATAAAGACAGCGATGGAGACCCTATTGATTTAACTGGATCTACTGCTAAGATGCAGGTCAGAGATACAAAGGGTGGCACAAAGTTGGCCTTTACCCTAACATCCCCTCTAGGTGGAATTACAATTGATGCGCCTAATGGCAAAATTACTTGTAAGATGACTCCTACACAAACCAATAAACTATTTTATCCAAAGTCAGCATATGACTTGATGGTTGTAGATAGTAATGGAAATAAAATAAAACTTATTGAGGGATTCATGACTTTAAGTAGATCGGTTACAATCTAATGCCAATTGTAAATAATAATGACAATCCAACAGTAGTAGTAACTGAAGTTATTAATGATGTTGTTGTTGGTACACCTGGTCCTCAAGGTCCTCGTGGTAAAACAATTCTTAATGGTGAAGGAGCCCCATCTAATAATTTAGGTGTTGAGGGTGACTTTTATTATGATAAAACTACTACAAAATTTTATGGCCCAAAACTTAACGACCTTACTTGGGATGGTGCAACAAGCTACTTCCTAAGTACAGGTACTTTAACATTTCCATTTGCAACTAATCAGGTTCTATCTTATCCAACAGGAGCTACTGGAAATGATATAGAATACTGGTATCTAACAATCAATCACAATCTTGGGTATAACCCAAACGTAACTATTAAAAATAGTGCTGGTGATGTATTAGAGACTGGTATAAACTATAATAGTTTTAATCAAATAACACTGATAATGGCTCAACCATTCGGTGGGACAGCATACCTGTCTTAAAGGAGAGTGAAAAATGGCAAGATTATTTGTAACAGATATTGATCTGAACAAAAACGAGCTGCGTAATGCCAGAATTCAAAACATAAGTGGTCCTGCGCCTTCAAGCCCTGTTACTGGTCAGATTTATTATAATGGTACAAACAACACAATGTACTATTACAATGGACTTTCAGCACCAGATGGTCCATGGATGCCGATGGGAGCTTCTACAGAAGTTGTCCAAGATATTATCGGTTCATCTATTGTTGGTGGCGTTGGTTTAACCTCAACATACGCAGACGTTGCTGGTACAACCACAATCGATCTAGATAACACAACAGTAACTGCTGGGTCATATGGATCACAAACAAAGATTCCTACTTTTACAGTAGATGCTCAAGGTCGTTTAACAGCGGCTGGTGAAGCAGATGTAGCAACAACCCTCACAATTAATGGTGACAATGTTGGTACTACAATTGGAATTAACCTTCTAACCGAAACTCTTGGAGTTTTAGGTGGGGAAGGAATTGATGTTTCAGTATCTGGCAATGATATTACAATTGCTGGAGAAGATGCAACTACATCAAACAAGGGTATTGCTTCTTTCGAAACAGCAGACTTTACAACAACAAATGGCCATGTAACAATTAAGAATGTTAATCTTGGCACACAAACAACTGGTAATTATATTGCTACAATTGCTGGAACAGCAAATGAAATTACCGTATCTGGTTCTGGTTCAGAAACAGCAGCGGTAACAATTGGACTTCCAGATGATGTATCGATTACCAATAACCTTACAGTTGGTGGAGACCTAAATGTAGTTGGTTCAATCAACACAGTTAACGTAACTCAAGTAAATATCACAGATAATAAGATTAATCTTAACAGTGATATGGATGAGGCACAAGCTCCAACAGCTGATGCTGGTATTATTGTTCACCGTGGTAGCTCAGCAGATGCAGAGCTTCTATGGAATGAAACTACAGATAAGTGGCAGATTGGTTTAGTATCTGGAAGCTATCATGACATTGCTCGTAAATATACAGCAACAATTGGTGATGGCGAAGCACTCACATATGCAATCACGCACAACCTTGGAACACGTAAAGTAAGCGTTCAAGTTTACGACACAACTACATATGCAACCGTTGAAACAGATGTTACAAGAAATTCAGACAATCAAGTTACAGTTGGATTCAATGTAGCACCAGCAGCAGGAGCATACGAAGTAGTTATTGTAGGATAAGGGGATTAAATGTCCGTAAAACGCTTAGTACCCTTAAATGCAGTATCACTGCCATCGGATCCAACCTCAGCAGTAGCTGGTGACTTTTATTTTAATACAACACAGCAAGTGTTTCGTTACTATAATGGTACAGCTTGGAATCCAATTGGTGGTGCTTCAGCAGGATCAGGTATTGAAGTTGTAGATGGAGCTTTCAATGTTGATGAAGGCTACGGTCTAGAATTTGACGGACAAGATAGATTAGCAGTAGATACAGATATAATCGCTACTAGAGCATTTGTTGAAGCTAGTACAGAGTTATATCAGGATGCAATAGATGATTTATTTATTCATCCGTATCACACAAATATAACAGCAACATATGACGATGCTAATAATAGAATAATTCTTGAAGGTTCCGCTTCTTCTTCAACAAGCGGCGGAAGCAATTTAGCAAACTCATGGTGGCTAGGAGGATAATATGGCAGTTCAACGCTTAGGAATATCTAATCCAGCTCTTAATACAAGCACATTGATATTTACGGCTACCGCTTCATATATGGCCTCCGTTATTGCCACAAATAAAGATACTACCGCAAAAAAGGCTAGGGCTTGGGTAGTACCTTCTGGAGCAACCTTAGCTTCTCAATATGGATATATTCTATATGATGTAGACGTTCCAGCATACAATTCAATAGAGTCACACAGATTTGCAGTACAAAATGGCGATACGGTATATGTGAGAGCAGATACCGCAAATATGTCATTTTCTTTAAATGGTATTTATGATTCCACCGCCTCATTTGATAGCCACCTTACTCAGACTACAAATGTACATGGAATTGCAGATACATCACAGCTAGTAACTGTGAGCACGACAAATTCTCTAAATAACCGCCTAATTGCCATAGAATTAGGTCTAGGGATATTTGATTAATACGACCAGAATGCTATAATATTGTAGGAGACTAAAATGCCAAATTATTCAAGTTTATCAACACAGATTACGGACATAAAGAACGAGATCAGCTCGTCTCTTGCCGCATCTGCATATTCAGCTCAGGACTTGGTCTATGTTGCCAAAGCTCTTGAAGCATTAAGTAAAGTCGTCGCACCAGATGATGTCGATGAGATCACAGTTCTAAATAATATATATCTTGGCTCAACTGCAGAGGCATTTTCTACTAGCGCAGCTCTTACAAACCCAACACTTGTTGTTAAGAAATCAGCAAATGCTTATGTTCAAGTAGCACTACAGAATGGATCTAGTGGAGCTAGTGCTTCTTCAGATTTCTTAGCGTATGCAAATAATGGTACAGATGAAACAGGCTGGATCGATATGGGTATTACATCTAGCGCATTTAATGATCCAAACTTCACAATTACAGGTGCAAATGATGGATATATATTTATGTCTGCTCCAACAGGAACCACTGGTAAAGGAAATTTAGTTTTAGCAACAGATAGCACTGGTACAGAAAACAAGATTATATTTGCAGCAGGCGGATTATCTTCAGATAATGAGCAAATGTCAATTACACCAGATGAAAATGTTCATATTGAAATTAATACAGCTTCAACATCTCCTTCAACAGGAGCACTAACAGTTGTCGGTGGTGTAGGAATTCAGGGTGATGTTAATATTGCAGGTAATATTACATTCGGTGGAACTGGAACTACAGTTCAAACAGGATCTCTTGCAGTAGATAATTCAATCATTTTCGTCGGTAATAATAACTCAACAGACGCATTAGATCTAGGTCTATTAGCAGAATATGCAACAGGAATTTCTCCTGTAACAAATACAATTACAAATAAAGCTCTTGCTTCAGATGTTGCTACACTTACAACAGGAACAGCCCATGGATTTGCTGCTGGAGATATTGCAGTAGTTACTGGAGTAGATGCAACATTTAATGGAACACACGTTATTGAATCTGTTCCAACATCAACAACATTCACATTTGTAAAAGATGCGGCAAACGTAACTAGCGCAGCAGTTTCTCCAGTTGGATCTGTAACTGTTTCTGCAAAGCGCAAATTTGCTGGTGTTGTTCGTGATGCAAGCGACGGAGTAGTAAAGTTTTTCCAAGATGCTACAACTAAGCCATCAACTACAGTAAATTTTGCTGAAGGCGGACTAACATATGCAGATATTCAGGTAGATGATATTGCTGCAGATGTAATTACTGCAAACTCAGCCACAATTGGCGATGTTTCTAACACAGAACTTCAGTATTTGAATGGTGTAACATCTGCAATTCAGACACAATTAGACGCTAAGCTCGGAACATCAACAGCATCATCAACATACGCACCATTATCAGGACCAGCATTAACTGGAACTCCTACTGCTCCAACTGCAGCAGTAGATACAAATACAACTCAAATTGCTACAACAGCGTATGTTGTTGGACAAGGATACTTAAAATCTGCAGCAGCAGCTTCAAATTATGCACCGCTTACTGCAGCTTCTCTTGTACGTCCAGTTTTAACATCAGCATTTGAAACAGTTTCAGTTTCTGCAACACAAGCAACTGGAACAGTTAACGTAGACTTGTCTACAGCAGCAGTTCATTACTATACAGGAAACTCAGCAGCTAACTGGACATTTAATTTCCGTGGTAATTCTGGAACTACTTTAAACTCTTTACTTTCTGTTGGTCAATCTGCTACTGTAGCATTTTTAGCAACTAATACTACAGCATATTATCCTACCGCTTTTCAGATTGATGGAACAGCAGCTGGGGTTACTGTAAAATGGCAAGGTGGAACAGCACCAACTGCAGGAAATGCTAACTCAATAGATTCATATACCTTTACAATTATTAAAACTGCATCAGCAACGTATACAGTTCTCGCTTCACAAGTTAAATTTGCATAGGAGGTTGGCTAAGTGCCACTATTAGAAACAATTGCAGCGGCAGCGGCAAAAGGATTTGGATTAACATCTTTCTTAGGTGCTTTTGATGAGTTCTTTAATAGAGTTACGCTACTTTTATCTGGTAATGGAAATAATCTAGGATCTAATAGTACTTTTACTGACTATAGTTCTGATAATGTCTTTTTAACTAAAATATCAAATGTTTCTCCAGGATCATTTAGCCCATTTTTAGATAATTATTCTGTTTATTATAATGGATCTTCATATTCGCAAGTTTCTCAAAACACCGCATTTCAATTTGGTACAGGTGAATTTACCATAGAATATTGGGTAAATGTTACTCCTGATGTAAATATTCAATCATACTGGACTGCTATGGCATCTGTTGGTGGTGTAGGATTTAATCAAAACGGTGTAGCAATATATCTAATGGATTCTTCATATGGAACTGCTGGTGGAATTGCAGTTGATATGAATAATGGTGGCGGCGGGTTACGTCTTACAGACAATATAGATATTCGTGGAACTGGATGGAGACATATAGCAGTAACTAGAGATACATCTAATACAGTTCGTTTATTTTTA